CAAAATTTTCTCTAAGTATATCCTAAACCAGTATTAACTACCACGTCCAAAACCTACTGCTGTAAAACTAAATGTTTTATTCACAGGATTACTACTTGCGTCAATAAATTTAATCGTAAAACCACTTCCAGAAATATTTGTTATCTCAAATCTTTCGTTAGCAGCTAAATCATTTGCAGTAATTCCTATACTTGGCTTTTGAGTATCGACTCCAACACTGGTTTCTGCTGCTCCTGTGAAAAATGCTTGGTCAAAAGTGACAGCTAATCCAGAAGCACTTGTACCACTACTTAAATTGCTTTTCTGCTCTGTTCTTCTGTCTAATTCTGCTTTATAACCAAGTTGATCTATCTCTATACTTTGTGCTGGATCTTCTGATTCTAATAAACACCTAAATTTAAATCCTCTGCCAACATACGTTCCATTAGCAAAGATATTAAATGTTTTACCTGTAAAATCACTATCCTGATAACTAGAACCATTAGAGGGTGCGTCATTGGTAGTAGCAACAAGTAATTTTGCGTTAACATTAAACGCTGTGGCTGCATCGAAATCTGTCCAACTATCTATATTTGCTGTTCTTTTATCAATTAAGTCATTAGGATAAAAACCCTGCGTTACAAAATGCCTTGTCAGACGTAAAGGATTAACAGCACCAAGATCAAGGATCTTAGCAAAATCATAACTACCACCTGTTAAGAAATCTACATCACCAATAAAGTCAAAATCAGCAATAGCATCAAAATCTGTTGCATCATCCAGAGTCTCAGTTGATCCTAAAACAAGACCATTAACTTCTGCACTGAAAAAACAATCTACTTTTGTACCGCTAAAAGGAGGTGATTCTGTATCTTCTCTATCATTAAAAACAAGTAGTTTAGGTAATGGATCGGGGTTAACAACAACAACAGATGCTTCGCCAGAACTTAACCTACCACCATCATCTCTGAATTTAAGAATATATTCACCATCAATAGCGGGCAGCATTGTTTCACTGACTGACCCAGGTAAGGCAGGGATTAAATCAACAGAATTTGTAAACGTACCATCACCATTGGTTAAATTACTATGTCTTACAACTACGTTTCCACCATGTAATACATCAATATCAGTGGATTTATCAAAACGTAATCTCATTAACTGATCTGATATAGTTTCTACTCTTAAATTCTGTACATCACCAGGTAATGCAGTTTTACCGACTGATGTAAATTCTATCTCGTTAGGTCTTTCACTTAATTTATTTATTGCATTTATAGAAAATACTCTGATAACAAACTTACCATTGGTAATATTATCTATATCAAAATCAGTAGCCTTTACTTGTTGATTAATAAAGTTTCCATTCTCGAATTTATATTGAAGATAATAACCAATAGCACCTTTAACAGCAGCAAAGGATATAGATAATCTTGCCACTGCTTTATTATTAATAACAATAATTGATTCCGAAGCAGTTAAGTTCTGTGGTGCAGGTAATTTTTTTGTAATTAAAGTAAAGTTTTTTGTTGGTAACGCAGTACCATCCTCAACAAAGGCATACTTACCACTGTTATGTGATGCTGCTGTAATACTGAATGTAAGATTCTCCTGTTCCTGTACGTTTACAACTCTCCATGTCGTAGGTTCAAGTGTTGTATTCTCTATAACCCAGACACTATTAGCCTGTGGAACGGATGAAAAAGCAGAAGAGACAGTAACAGTAGCACCTGATATACCGCTAATCTCTTTTGTCTCAAGCGTTCCATCAGATAAGATTACCGATAATTTTGCAGTATTTGTAGTAACAAGATCGGTGGAAGCTGTATCATCAACTTCTATCTGAGTTGTACTGATACCTGTTTTTATTCTTCCTCCTCTTCTAACTCCCTGTTTCACCTCATCTGCTATAGATATTATCTGTCCAGGACGTACCAACACACCTGCTTCAGCCGTAATACTAAAATTAACTATCTCAGAAGAATTATTTTGGTTAAATAGTAACCATTTCGCCATTCTTGAAGCCTGTCCTCTTGATGTTGTGGCAAAACTTTTTATAGTCTGTGTCTTTATTCCATACCTTGACTGTGCTGTTGTGTCATCTACTGTTTCATAGTCAATGGCAGTTGTTGTCATATCAAAGAAACCTACATTTATCTTTGTAAACTTAGACTTCTGACTTTGATTGCTATATGAAAAACCACCTTCAGTTACGTTAGAAATATTGAAGGTATAGACAGGATCAGATGGTCTATCCTGTGAGATCGTAATACTGCCAGCCTCATAAAAAGCCTGCACTCTCATTACAGAACAAAGATCCTGTATTAGTTCAAATGCTTCCTTCTGATTATTAATATTTACATTACAACTAAATCTTGCTTCAGTTGTACCAGTTCCAGAACCATCATCTATCTGTGTTGAGTTGTATTCAGATGCAGAATAGAAAGCAAACTTATCTATTGCTGTCTCTGGTATGGATGCTCCGTAACGTGTGTTAGTTAAGACATCATATAAAACCCAAGCTGGATCGTTTGTAAACTCCTTATCTGTTTTTAACGTGCCATTAAAACTACCACTAAAAGATAAACTACCATCAGACCTAACAGTTGCATTATGTGGGATCTTTACCTTTATCCCTCTTATTCTGTATGTTCTTGTTGGTATTGATCTGAATGATTCTGCATTAAAACGTAAGCCAACGTGTGCAATATCCACATAAGCTCTCTGTTCTGCTGTAATCTCTGTAAATGATGACCAACTGAATTTATTCTGTAAATTAGTATCAGTAGAATCATTCGTAACTCTAAAGACAGTAGCAGTTATAGGATAATTTAGACCTGATAAATTTTTTATCATATAATCTCTAAAATACTGTGTATTAGTCTTACCGATTACTGCGCCTCTTGTACCAGAAATAACAGTATGTTCTATACCATTATTTTCTGTGATTTTTATTGATAAATTAACTTGCGTACCATTTGTAGATCCATCAGATGTGTTAAATTCCTGTAAAGAAGGAAATACAATAGTAATTCTTAATTTATCTATCTGATTTGAAACAGTTCTTGACACTGGTGTTGCTTTTGTAACTTCTATACCAACAGCAGTTTCAGATTCTATTTCATTAATAGTATCTAAGGCAGTCTGACTAGACGTTCCAAATCTAGGTTCAAAACTTATATCTTCTCTTGAAAAATTAAAATCACCTTCAGTAAGATTATTTATATCTGCTGAACTTTTTAGAATTGGAGTTCCATTTAAATGTACATTTTTTAAACTTGCAATATTATATTTATCAGTGCCTCTTGTGAGGTTTGCATCTAAAGCAGCAGGAAAACCATTTATTTCTCCTTCAGATAATACATCTATAAGATCATTAGATTGCTTACTTGATAATATTGATTCATTATTAGTACTGATACCATCAACATCACCCACAACACTAGAATCCTGTTTTGTGAAAGTGGCATTTCCTGATGTAGAAACTGAAGTGCTACTTGCTACCTTAAATTCTGTTGAAGAAGTCACGGAGGTTACAGTTACATTTTCTGTTGTAGCAGAACCAGATGTCACGTTTAGATCAACGACATCACCAACTTGTAATGTTTCTGTTCCATTATGAGTAACAGTAATTGTATCTGCTGATTGAGAATAAGTGGCAGATTTTTCTCTATCAATAAAAAATGTAATTGCGTAACTTTGAGTAGCTGAATATGTTTGTGTAACTGTAAAAACTGTAGAAGAGGTTACTGAAGCTACAAATAATTCACCTGGTTCTATATCTCCCGATAAAATATGCGACATAAATACCTTATCACCAGCAACGAGTGTTACATTCCCATCATGTGTAATTGTTCCAGTTGTACCTGTTTGAGAATATGTTGCAGACTCAACAGCAACCCCATTTTTTCTAACTAATTTACCTGTTAATGGATCAAATTCAACATCATCACCAATACCACTTGCACCAAAACTTTTAAAAAAGTCATCTAATTGTTGGTCTGTCGTGCTGCCAAAGAAATGAGAATCAATGGCATCATCAATAATATACTCATCACCTGGAGCGAATGGATCTATAGGCATTAGACAGAAACCTCAATCTGATCTGTATCAATTCCATTTGATACGTTTATACTTCCGACAAAGATATCTCCATATACAAGAGGCAGTGCAACACCAGCACGACTTACGTTTGTGACCCCACTAAAAGCAAAGTTAACAGTGGCATCTTCTGGTTCTAAAGATGACATCGGCTTTGGCTTTGGTGTTAAATAATTATTAATACTGTTTAAAGCTAATGAAGTACCTATACCTGTAGCTACTGTCGCAAAGACACCAAGTCCTG